TATAGGGAGGATCTGTCAGCCACATGTCCACAAGTTGTCTCTGCGTGAGAACCTCCATGTGGTCAAGGCTGGTCGAGTCACCGCACATCAATCTGTGCTTGCCCAACAGCCACACATCGCCCTCAACAGTGACAGGCACCTCCGGCGCATCAGGCACCGCATCCTCGTCCGTCAGCCCCTCGGTTTCCGTTGCCGTCAGCCCTGCAAGTTCATCCACGTCAAAACCCGTCAGCGTCAGGTCAAAATCCAGATCACCCAACTCAGCCAATTCAATCTTGAGCGCGTCATCATCTTAACCCGCGTTAAGTGCCAGCTTGTTGTCGGCCAGAATTAGCGCCTGCTTTTGAGCCTTTGATAAATGCGCCAATTCAATGACAGGAACCTCACCCAACCCCAGCTGGCGTGACGCTGCAAGCCTCCCGTGACCTGCGATGATGCCGTTATCACCATCAACCAGGATAGGGTTAGTGAATCCGAATTCTTTGATACTCGCTGCGATCTGCGCGACCTGAGCATCGCTGTGAGTCCGCGCATTGCGAATATATGGCACCAAAGAATCGATTGCGCGGTATTCAATTTCTAGGCTCATATATGCTTCCAGCTTATTCTTTTTACTACTTGCACTATTGAATTAACGCTTACGCCATGTTCTTTTGCCAGAACCGCATATGACTTTTTAGGATATTGCCTGCGAATTGAGGCCACATCTGATTCGCGTAGCTTTGCGCAGTGTATATCGCTGCCCATTGGCTGAGTGCCGTGCGCTCGCTTATGCCCGTTATTTTCGACAGGCGTTGAGTAGGATAAATTCACAACACAGTTGTTTTCTTGATTCCCGTCAAGATGAGCGACCTCGTGCCCCTCTGGGCAAGGCCCGATAAATGCAAATGCCACTGCCCTATGAACTTTTAACTGCTTAACCTTTCCACTCATGCTTGCGTTGAAAACCAAGCGCCCGCCTTGATCTTTGGATTGTTTTATTATCCGCATGGGCTTTGCACCCTTGCCGCCAGCTGTTCGCATTACGCGACCAGTGCTTGATACAGAATAGTCAGTGAAGTTTGGGATTGCCCGCCAAACCTCTGCGGGTGTATTTGTTGAATCAGCCATATTCGATCCTTCCGTGATCGTCTTGGTTAGACCCGGCGTCGAGTGCTACAACACTCCGTCGGGTCGATTAAATATTAGCCTTTTTCATCACAAGATTCCACTGCAACCTTGCGGCGCTCGACCTTATCGGCTGGCCACGGCTTTTCTAGTGCGGATTTACTCATGTTGGCTCCTTATCCCCGCGCCACCAATTCGCCGTGTGAAAACGACCCAGCCCCAGCGTTGACGCTTGCGCGCATTGGTAGCGATGACGGCTGCGGGGGTTCGCCGTTCAGGAGGGCTGAAAGTGTGGGTTAAACGCAAAAAACGCCGTGCATTTCTGCAAGACGCAATTCGATTGGTGTCAAAATAGACTGATTTGTGACGTGTTGTCAAGCCACCAACGCTTTTAGCGCATTGCGTATTTTCCAAACGATCAATCTACCCGCTTCATCTGGCGACATATCAAGCCCGACTTCCAGCGCACGAAGTTGCTGCTTTGCTAAGGGGCGCGTGAAATGTCGGTATGCCTTGAACACTTCGGGGTTGCCGTCGCTTTCGTCATGCCCGCCAAAACCGCCTGCAAGGCAGGATTTATAGCCAAACGTGCCGATCTCAGCAACGTAAGCGGCGCGAACTTCCTGAAACGCCCTTGCCGCTTCGAGTTGCGCTTGGTTTATCTCGCGCTTGTGGTACAGGACGCCCGCCATGTCTGACGCTCTGTCAACGTCTGGCTGGTACTCTTTGCCTTTTACCCATACGCCCCTGCTTTGGCGCTCAGGCGTGGGCTTGTTGCTTTGGCGCTCAGGCGTGGGCTTGTTGCTTTTCCGCTTCGCCACGGCGCGGAGTTGCAGCACTTGGCCCCCAGACACCTCTGGAACGTCTGTGTGATCGTTTGCGCGGCGCTTGTTGCGGCGTCTTTGTGCTTTACTCGCCATCCATGGACTCCAACATTATTTCAGCTTTGCAGATTTTTAGAATGCCGATAGCCAGCGCGACCGACATTCCCGGCCCAGCCCGCTCGTATATTAAATCCTTAATTGCGTCGGCAAGGCTGTCTGCGATGTCCTCTTGCCTGCCGCTGCCGTTGATTGCTTTGAGTGTCATGCTCGCCCTACCTTTCTGAATATCGCCCTGAGTATCCAAGCGCGTGTAAATGACAGCGCGAAGAACATGGCGGTGATTGCTGCTGATTGAGATGGCGAGAACCCCAACACATAGACGGTTGCGGCCCATGAGACGCAAAGGCCGATGATTGCGTTTGTCAGGGCCTCGAGCGCGTCAATTTTCATGCTTGCCCTGAAACTCGGTTTGCCACGCGCGGACCAACGGCTTTTCGTATCACAGACAACTGCGCCGCAAGTCCGTCCCACCTGTTCTTCTCTGCGGCTGCACTTGCTTTGATTGTTTCCAGTTCTTTTTCCAGGGCTTCTGATTTTTCCAGAAGTTCGCGAAATGCTGCGCGGGATTTATTGAATGACAATGACAGGCTTTCCATGTCCTCGTTTCCACCATCCGGCCCAAACTCGGCTTCTCTGATCAGCATCACCCAACCGGGACGAACACCAAGAACCTCGGCCAAGGTGTCGTCAGTATCGCCCTGTCTGTATTTTCCGTCGTCAATATCGTAGCACTCTGCAAGCATCGTGAATATGTCGATGCGCTGGCGTTTTGTTGGCTCTGGCGTTTGTGTCTCGGCTTTCACGGGTTTCATTGGAACCACCTTTCTTTTTGCTTCGCAGCTTGGGCATCTGAGTTTGTTCTTTATGTACGTCCACCCCATTGTGAGCGCCTTGGCGCGGGCTTGGCTTTCGTTGGGGCGCGCCGGCCGACCGCCGATCTGTTTGGTGACATAGGCGCAAGGTACGCATTCATCGCGGTTGCAATCGTCGCAGATAATTTTAGCCCTACTTTGGCCCTGCGTGTATTTTATGCCTTCAATCATCAATCGCCCCAATCGCTGCTTTGATTTCTGCGTCTGCATCGCGCCCTAGCTGCACCAACGCGGTCCGCAGGGCGTTGACGTGGACCCCAGCGGCCAGGACGGTTGCTGCCGACTGATAGCCCCATGTAAGCCGCCCGACAGCGTCTCTGACCTGTTGCTCCATTTCGGGGGTGGGTTCCTGTGCCAAGCTGACTTCGCTTGTCGGCTGCGCGTCATACGGCGGGACGCTCATTGCTTCATTGTCCAGACGGCCCCGCATGTGGCTTTTCGGTGGTGCAGCAAGTCAAACAGCGGCCCGCGAAGTCTGCAGCCGATTGTCTTGATGTGAATTTCTCGCCCAAGACCCCGGCAAACCGCGTCGGTGATCTGCCGCGTTGTCATTTCCTTTTTAATCACCCGCAGAATTTCGGCATCTATTTCACGGCTAAACGGTTCGCGGCCTCTGTTTTGCATTGAAGGCGCTTTGCCCTTGTGACCCTCCATCCGAGCGGCCCGCATCATAGCAAGCCCCATTGCGTACTCGTCAACCTTGGCGTCAGGTAGGTTGGCCGGGATAACACCCGCCGCCATGGTGGACGCTTGGGCGTGGCGGTTGTCGGTTCTCTGAGTGATGTTCATATCGTGTCGTTCCCTTCGTCTTTGCAGTGAAAACATTTCCATGAGACGCCGTTGCCATCGACTTCGACGCGCAGGCACTTTTCCAAATGCTTGCGCCGGGTGTGGCTGCACTTTGGGCAGGTTGTCTTGCGGCTTCCCGGTTGTGGCGGTGTGATGCCGTTGAATTGCATTGCTTGCTCGACTGCATTCATTTCTTGGCCCCAATCTTTTCTGCGTGGCGGGCTATGCCGTTTCTGATTGCCGTGTGGTCGAGGTTGAAATACCGCCCGATTTCCGACAGCGAATATCCGGCAAAGTTGGCTTCGTAGAAAACCTGCCAACGGGCTGCGACGAGATACGTCGAACGGTCCCGGCGCTGCATTTCGTCGGGGTTCAAGCCCTTGGTTGCGGCCACCCGGCGATGAATGCGGATTAACTCGGCCTCTGGCACGTCCTCGCAGTCCTGAGAATAAACGCCTTTGCGGTAAGCGCTGGTTGTCATTGCGTCGAACAGGGCACGGCGTTCCGATGCGTGACGGGATTCCATGTCATCAAGCGTTTCACGGATAATTTGAGAGTGATTGCTCATGCTGCGCCCTCCTGCCGTGCTGAGAAATAGGGGGCGACAACATCGCCGTATTTCGCTTGCAACATCCCGTAAGCGTCATTCGCAAACACATCGACAAACGCAGACACAGATCCGCGGCGATACTGGTCCAACACATCACGGCCAGCCATTGCGCCGATAGAGGCGGCCATATGCCCCCACACGTAACCCTCTGGCACGGCCTCACCTGCCGACATGCGGCGAACCATCGCCTCTTTTTCGTCGGGCTTGTATTGCTGCAACTTGGCACCCGATTGCGAAACGCCCTTGGGCATTGCATCGACAAACTCAGATTGAACGGGCCAAGCGTAGCTTTTGTGATTGTCGCGGATCGCTGTGAAGGTTTTTTCAATATCCGAGTTGAACCGCACTTCATCGCCAACTGGCAGGCGACGGGCAAAGGCGTCGGCGATATTCGCAACGTGCTTTGCCATCGCTTCGTCGCTCAAACCTCTTGGCGGGGCAAATCCGCTTAGAAATTCAACAACCGCCGATTCCGCCTTGGCCCTACGTTCTTCAAACTTCATCATTGCTCTTGCTCCTTCAATAATTTCAAAACATTCTCTGAAACCCCAAATCTAGAAATCCTCCCCATTCCCCCTTGGGGGTTAGGGGGTTTTTCATTTACTGGTTTACTTACAGAGTTAGTCGGCAAAATTTGCCGACAATGACTACGTGAATTTGCCGACGGTGATTGCGCAGTTCTGCCGACGGCAGATTTTGCCGACGGTGAATCAACATCTTGCCCAAATGCAGGGTCGCACCCCAAAATGTAGGAATTGCTTGAATACTTGCCGCTGGCCGCTTGGAACGCCTGAGTGACTACTTTCAGCAGCCCTTTAGCCTCCAAAATTGCTATCTGGTCGTAAACAGAACGCACCGACATTTCGCAGTCGCGGCCAAGCGTTTCCTTGCTTGGAAAACAGCCGTAGTCGGGGTGGTAGCGGTCGCACAAGTGCCACAACACAACCTTGGCCGCAGGCTTCAATCCACGTTGTTTAATAGCCCAGTTTGTTGCATCGTGGCTCACGATATCGCCCCCCGCAAAGGGACGGAAACCATCGACGGGCGCAGTGTAATAGCCACACGTCCCAAGGGCGGTTCAGCGCCAGAAATAACGGGCGCAGCCATGCGAAATATGTTATCATCAACACCGATAAAGCGGGCGATTTCATCCCGTGCGCCCTTCATGCGGTGCACAAGGTTATCATCGTCATAGGCGTAGTTTGCGGGTGGATAGAACGCCATCTCAAAGCCGATACTGGCGTCGCCCATCTTGCGTATCTTTTGCTCAAGCAGGGACACCCACACAGCCCGCTGGTGCAGCTTCTTTGCCTTGTTTACCTTGGTCCAGTGATGTCGGGCGTTTGGTGATAATTCGTTGGGGGGAAATGGCACTGAAAAGCACTGTATCTGCCCTGTGATAGCGTCAGCCATTCTTGCCACCCCGCGCTAATATCTCATGCGTGACGGCGTACAGGCGGTGACGTAGCGCAACCACACCGGGCTGGCCTTGGCGGGCCTGTATGCGGCGCTCTAGCGATGAGCGTAAGCGTTCTAGTTCAGCCATTGGACAATGCCTCCCTATAGAGGTCCAGCACCGCAGATTCTTCCGAAAGTTTATCGGGATCGGTCGCGCGTTCTTTTATGATCGTGCGCACGGGCCGCTTGAGATAGCCGCGCCCGCTCAATTCAGCGAACACCTCTTTCTCGACTTCCTTGATTTCTGCAATCTCTGCCCGCAGGCGTTCGATGCGCTCTACGAATGCCCGCAACTCTGACGCTGCAACCCGGTGGCTGTCTGTCTGCTCAATAGCTGATCCGTCCATGCGAAAATCTTTCATAACCGTTTAGGTTGTGGTGTGAATAAAAGGACGGGGGAAACGCCTGAGCGCTCAACCCCCGCCAGTTGATCCGCGCGGGAGGTCGCGGATAGCCCGGCACATGAATGCCGGGATGCTGTAAAGGGGGTCATGCTGCGGCATCCATGCTGAGAACGCCCCACTGTGATGCGATAGCGCTTGCAATCCCGGGATAGGTCCGGCTGCGCTCTTTCCAGCGATCAGGCCCGGGGCTGGCAAGGTGGCAATCCGCACGGGCGTCTGATGCTGTCATGTGGCTTGTCGGGGTCAATGCTGGCAGGCCGCGCGTCCAGAAGCAGGTGCGCTTCTTTGCCGTGTCGCCGAACTGCCAAGGCTGGCACGTGAAGTCAGGGCCGCGACCGACGATCTCACGGGCGTAGCGGTGCATTACGGGGTTTTCCACTGCAACCATGGGGGCGTTTGCGTTGAGGCACTCAAGGAAAAACGCCGCGCCCTGGCGCATGTCATCCCATAGGTCGCGTTCTGCCAGCCAGCGCACGCCGCTGTTGCAAAGCCGGGTACATGGCGGGTGAGCGATAACCCCGGCCCAACGCTTGCGCAGAAGATCCGACACGTCGCCTTGAATGTGCGGGCCGTCGACCTCGGTTGGCAGCAGGTCGCAGGATACCGCGTCGATACCCTGCGCAATCATTGCGTCACGGACTCGGCCAGAGTATTCACATGCTATCAGCCAAGTCATTGCGCGGCCTCCACCGGATAATCACCGGAGCGCTCAAGGCGCTTTCTGCAAGGTGCAATCCAGTCGAACGCAGTCTGGCCCGTGCGGTCATTGTTCCGCCAGATCAGCCAGCAATACGCAGTGGCCGTGCTGCCCTTGTGCATCACAACGCGTTCCGAGAATTGCAGAATGTCGGTCGGTGCGCCCGTGCTGAACAGGTCGTTATACCGCCCGATACCCTCAAGAAACGCGGTGCGGACAATGACGGCAACGCCGTGGCGGCTGGTGTTGCGCGCCTGAGTGATGAATTGTTGCGCAAGACGAAATGGCGGGTTTGTTATCGTCCAGTCTACGATACCAATCGGTTCTGCGCCGAAAAGGTAATCCTGCACCGGAAAGCCAGCGCCATAGTCGTGAATGTCCGATGCCTCTACCGTACCGAAGTATTCACGCAGCGGCTTGACCATGTGGCCCCGGTTGGCGGCTGGCTCACGGCAGGTTATGTCTGGTGTCTGATATCCCCGATCAACGATCCACTCACACAGGGCGCGTGTGGCCCAGCAAGGGGTCGGGAAGTCCCCTAGGCTATCGTGTGGCTCATTATCTTGCTGCATAACCGCAGAGGATCTATTCTGCGTCATGCCGTCACCTCAAGCGCGGCCAAGCCGTCTGCGCCGAAGTGGCGGTATAGGGCTGTGCGTGTCATGCTGCACCTGCCTTGGGTGACTGCCCTTGAATATCATCTCGGCAATCCACAGATGGTGTATTATGAAAAGGACGCTGACTGAACAGTTCGGGGGGGCAAGGGATGCCCGCCGCATTTGCAAGCCCCGTACAGGTTTTAAACCATGACGGGGGGAATGTTCCGCGCACCACTGCATTGCTCACAGCCGTTGGCAGAACTTGAAGCGCCGATGCCATTTTCTGGCGTCCGACCTTCTCAGCGAATTGAATGGTTGTTATCATTAGGGCATTATATCCACCATATGTGGATAATTGCAATACCACCATTTGTGATTTAGTGCTTGCATAATCCACGATTGGTGGATACCTTAATCCTCAAGCAATCAACCTGGAGGACGAACTATGACCCCGCATTTCTACACCGACGCGAACGGCAGGACTGCCAGCCGCGAAGAAATCACAGACTACCGCACGAAGGCTGAAAAGGCTTTCTGCGCTGGCTTGTCACGCCACACAATGCCCGCCTGCCCTGCGCCATGCTTGTCGCTTATCGTACATAGGTGGGTAACGCCCGCTTATGTTATCGACGCGGTGCGGACATGAGCATTCACCACACCATTAACGCCGTTCTAGCCACGAGCAATCTGCAACAGATGGACGGCTACTGTGTCTGCGCATCATGCAATCGCGATGATCTGGAACGCAATCAGATCGTGCCGGATGGGCATGTAAATGCGCCTCTCTTGGCTGAATATGTTGAACGCTTCGATGGGGCGATCTGCTGGGATTGCTACGACTACACCGATCCCCTTCCCAAGCCCTACATCCCTGCTGGACACGTCAAATGCAGCACATGCGCCGATACCTTGAGCGGTGTTAGCTGTGACGATGATCGGGGCGGCAGGTTCACCGAATGGTGCCTTGAGTGCGACGGGCATGGATACGTGCCGGGGGTAAGCCAATGATCCGCCGCATTATCGCGTATTTCCGCGACATCTACACCGCAGCCGAAGAAATCCAAGACATGCAATTCGCACTTTCGGAGATGAAGCGCCGTGAGGTCCGCACCGCTGAACACCTGACAACATATGAGGCAGAGACATGATTAAATTTGACGTATTCAGCAGGGTTGCAGGCGCAGTCCAGTTTACCTCAGAAATTGAGCCAAGAGATAAAGACTTGGGCAGCGTGAAGCTAGGCCTTGCTGTCCGCTGGGCGGTGAAAAACGATGCCAACCTGCGCGATGCCAACCTGCGCGGTGCCTACCTGCGCGGTGCCAACCTGCGCGATGCCAACCTGCGCGATGCCAACCTGCGCGGTGCCAACCTGATCGGTGCCAAACTGAGCGATGCCAACCTGATCGGTGCCAACCTGCGCGGTGCCAACCTGATCGGTGCCAAACTGATCGGTGCCAACCTGAGCTGTGTTAACCTGCTCTGTGCCAACCTGAGCGATGCCAACCTGCGCGGTGCCAACCTGATCGGTGCCAACCTGAGCTGTGTTAACCTGTACTGTGCCAACCTGCGCGGTGCCAACCTGCGCGATGCCAACCTGAGCGATGCTCACCTGCGCGGTGCCTACCTGCGCGGTGCCAACCTGAGCGATGCCAACCTGATCGGTGCCAACCTGGGCGGTGCCAACCTGCGCGATGCTAACCTGAGCGGTGCCAACGGCATCAACGATTACGTCAAGTGTATCCAGATTGAGCGGTACTCAATCACATACACCGCCGACATTTTGCAAATCGGTTGCAAACGCCACCTGATCAGCGAATGGGCCGACTTTGACGATCATCGGATTGCGGAAATGGACGGCAAAGGTGCTCTGAAATTCTGGCGCAAGTATAAGGCTTGGATTTTCCAAACGATTGAAATGTGTCCGGCAAAACCGACTGTATACGTCAGACCGGAGGCAGAGATATGAAACAGAGCCACGGCCCTTGGGCATACCCGACACCCGCAAAAAAACGCGAATACCGCGCCATGTCTGCAATCGTTTTCTTAGTTGTTTCTGTCGCCTGCTGGACCTTCGCCAACCATATTTGGGAGATAATATAATGGGACTATCAGTCCAGTTTCACAATCCGACACACGCGACCGTTTTCGAGTTTGAGTTGGAGGGCAAGCGCCGCGCTTCGGTTCGCTTTCACAGCGCAGATGGTGAGGAAATGCCGATCTACACCACGCCCGCCGCTGCTCACGCAATTGCAGACGCATTTAATGCCGCAATTTTGGCAAAGCTGGAGGTAGTCGCATGAACGCCGTTACCGAAACAAAACCCGCTCCGGTATCTGGCCTTGCGCTTCTGAGAGTGCCGTTTCCGGCCAACGCAATATCGAAGCTGCCTAAGCCAACACGCAAGCAAACCGACGATGTGAAGGCAAACTTCAAGCTGGGCATTCGCTGCAACCTATGCGGCGCATGGCATCACAAGGACGTGGTGCATCTGGATTATGTCGGCCACGCCGCGTTGACGGATCGCTTGCTTGACTGTGACTTCGAATGGAATTGGGAACCTGTCGCCGTAGACGAACGTGGGCAACCAGCCTTGGACCAGACAGGCGGTATGTGGATTAAGCTGACAGTTTGCGGTGTGACGCGCCTTGGCTATGGCGATGCAGACGGCAAGCAAGGCGGCAATGCGGTGAAAGAGCGGATCGGTGATGCGCTGCGCAACGCTGCGATGCGCTTTGGTGCTGCGTTGGACCTTTGGCACAAGGGCGACCTTCACGCGATTGAGGCGCAAGACGTAGAGGACGAGGCAAAGCCCGCATTTGATTATGAAGCAGCCGCCAAACGTATCACCGGAAAACTAAAGGGTGCCGAAAGCATCGACGATCTGCGCGAAAGCTGGACAAGCGAAAGCAGCACCATTTCGGAAATCCGAGCATCCAGTGGCGGCACATACTCAGCCCTTGAGCAAGTCAAGAACACTAGGAAAGCCGAACTGGACGCCAAGAACGACCTTGGCGGCGATGAAATACCAGACTTCGGCAGCAAACAGGAGCAACACGCATGAACAATATGACACCCGGCATGGGCCACAATTCGCCGCCTGATCCCATCGACGCAATCACCGGATCGTATAACACCGACCGCGAGGAGGCCGAGAACTGGACGGACGGTAAGCCCGTCGAGAACGAGGCACAGATGAACGAGGTGGATGCGCTGCGCAAAGCAATGCGCCAGTGCCGCCTTGATCTTGAGGCAGGCCAGAAGGACGCCACAAAGCCACTACATGCCATCTACAAGGCAGAACAGGACCGCTGGAATCCAACCATTGAGGACACCAAGCGTATCGAAGGGTGCCTCGTTTCAACCGTCAACGTGTTCAAGCAAAAGCTGGCCGCTGAGAAGGCAGAAGCCGAGCGCAAGGCGTGGGAAGAAACCAACCGCCTACGCCGTGAAGCCGAGGCCAAAGCCGCCGCTGCGAATGCATCTGATATCGACGCGCAACGGGAAGTTGCCGCCGCCAAGCAATCCGTGATCGACGCAGAGAACGCAGCTAAGGCCGTTGCCAAGGATGCGCTCAAAGGGATGCGCACCGTTACGCGCTACAAGATAGACAGCCATAAAGCGGCGCTGATGGACATCTATACAAGCGACACCGACGCGATTGCCGCCTTCGTGGATGAATACGTTCGCCGCAATCACAAGTCCCGCGCCATCGAGGGCGTCCGCGTCTGGACCGAAAAGGAGGCATTCTAGGACGCCAACCACGGACGAAAATCAACAACAAATATCAAGGAAAAATGAAGATGGTTAAAAAATTGAAAGCAAAAACTGGCGAGTACCAAAAGGACGGAGAGACGAAAGCCAAATACGTCGAGATTGGCGTCATTATGTCAAACTACAAAGGCGAATACGCTTTGCTTGACCCTACGGTGAATCTGGCTGGCATTCTGTTGCAACAGAAGATTCTGGCCGATGCAAACGGTGGCCAATCTGGCGACCGCGTGATGGTGTCAATCTTTGAGGACGGCAATCAGCGCGGTGGATCTGGTGACGGTTACGATCAATCGCCTCAAGGTGGGCAGTCAGGTGGAGGAGGCAATGCCAACTCAGGCCGTGATCTAGGGGATGAAATTCCATTTGCCCCTGTGACACTTATCTAATGCCGACCCGCTCAATCATGGATGAAGCAGAGGCCCGGTCGCTGGCTGAATACCTGAGAGGCTTAAAGATGCCTTTCACGGTGACAGTCACCCCTGGGGCCAAGCGCAGCCTATCGCAAAACGCCCTGCTGCATCTGTGGTTTTGCGAAATCGCAGCGCAGACGTTTGAAACCGCCGACCAGGTGAAACGCGAATGCAAGTATTACCAAGGTTCCCCGATCCTAATGGCAGACGATCCGGCCTTCGTGGCTTTCGTGGGCAACCTTTCGCGCCTGACAGTAGAGGAAAAGATAGCCGCCATGGATTACATCGCCGTCACTTCGGTAATGACAAAGCCGCAACTGTCAAAAATGTGTGACGCGGTGCATCGCAAATATGCTGGGCAAGGCATTCGGTTAACCGATCCAGCGGAACAGGAGCGGGCAGCGTGAACCAGATCAGCCCCCGCCCGCCACTTGGCCAGAAAGCGCCTAAGCTATCCTCTGCCGAGATACGCGAGGGCAAGGAATGGATGCGCCGCGTCAAGGAACTGCCCTGTGCCATCTGCCGCAAGTCTGGGCCATCGGATGTACATCATGTCATTACCATGGGTCGCCGCCCTGCTTGGCGAGATTGATTTTTCAAATTCCCAAAAAGGGAATAACGCGGCCACGGCGTATCAGTGGCGACAAGCAACCCGATGGGTGTTTGTTTTAACGTCGGCCCCCCAGACGCCCTGCTGTTCGCGCCCCGCCACATGCGGATGGACGGCAGGGCAAACAACAAAGGATAGAGCAATGGAACACATGATTAGCGGCTGGTGGATCATCCCCAGCACATTGATCGGGGCGGTGCTTTGGGCGCTGATTAAATGGTGGCTGACATGAGACACCCAACAGACGGCAACGCCATCGCCGCCGATGCACACTGCGACCAGCCCGACGAGATCGGGACCGAGGACTGCGACATCTGCGGGCGGTACCCTGAGCCTGACGAGGGCATGCCACGCGGATATAAGCCGAAGCCGTGCAAGGGCGTAATGCACTACGATGATGTTGAGGGGTGCACCTGCCACATATCGCCCCCATGCGGTGCCTGCGTGAATAACCCCGTTACCTGCGACATCTGCGGCGAGATTGGAGACTGAAATGAAAAGCAACATAATTGACATAGACGGAGCCATTGAGGCTCGCACCGAAAAGGCCGCGCTGTTTCACACGGGCAACAAAGAGGAAGCCGCATGGTTGGCTTTGTCCCAGATTGAAATAGAAGAAACGGGAATAGGCGGTATTGTAACTGTCACGCTGCCCGAATGGCTGGCGACGGAAAAGGGACTGATATGACACCGGGACAAACAGTAGATCGGTACACTGTGACCAGAAACGAGAATGGCTTTGGCTTTAGTAACGGCATCGAGCCGGACGCCGCTGGCGGATTTGTCAGCTATGAAGATTACCTCGCCCAGCGTGAACAGATCGAGGCGCTGCAAAAGCGGGTGATGGCGGCACTAGAGCGCCTCGACGCCTCGCTGTTTACGAACGCGGAACATCAAGCTATTCTACGCGCCACAGGAGGGCAGAACAATGAGTGAGGTTGACCGCCCATGCCCAAACTGCGGGCACACACTGAATGGATGCAGCGGATTGCGTAGCTACGGCACGTATCAAACGCACGACACCGCGTATTGCTTGCGATACCTGCGAGATGATCGCGACGCCCTCCGCGCCCAGCTTGCCGAGGCACAGGCGCAGGTACAGACGGCGCGGGATGCGCTGGCTGACATGCTGGCATTGTTTTCGTCTGATGGTGTTTTGCTCAAAGATACACACCTTAACATGACCCTTAATGGCGCGTGCCTCGCCCTCCGCACCCCATCCCCTGATTAACAGGGCATCGCTGCGGCTGCGTTAGCCGCATGGTCTGGCGTTTTGGTACGTCGTGGACCGTCTACCCAGAGCCGCCCCCACCGCGTGCGCCACATGAGGGCGGGGGCGGCGCGCTACAATAGAGAGGATATGAGGATGGATAAAACAATGCAGGAAGCCTTGGCTATGGATGCTGCTATGCTTGAAAGCATGGGCGCAGGGCCGCAGCCACTTGCCTTTGCACAGGATGAAATTTGGATGCAGCTTGACGATGCCCTGCTTGGGAAGTGGAGCGTGTGGGATGAAGGCGGAGAGTTACACGGGCAAGACTTAACGCAGGACGAAGCCCGCTCGATGTGCCGCGAATTAACCAAGGAACCCACACCCATGACCATCCCCACAGATGAAGCCGTAGAGCGCGTGGCGAAGGCTATACGCGATCAGAACCGCATCCATATGCAGCGAAACAATCCAAGCCGGACGTTTACCCGTGATGAACTGACCGAGGATGAAACGCAGCTTGCCCGCGCCGCCATAGCCGCCATGCAGCCCAGCGTTGCGGCTGTTGAGCCTGATTTTTGCTATGACCCCTGCGAATGGGAGTACACCCATCCGTGGGCGGAAAGAAACGACATGATGGACGGCTGGTACGGCACGCCATTGAAGGTAGAGACGTTGCACAAGGGTGCGCCAAAATGGGGCGTCGAAGTCGCACTCGACACGGACGGCGACGGCGAGGAAGACGATTGGGAATTTCAGTGGTTTGACAGCGAGGAAGCCGCTATCCACGCCCTCGCCAAAGGAGCCACCGATGACCGCTAAACCAGACACCACGCCGATGCGGGATAAATTGGCTGAAATTATTCAGTACGCAGACGCATATGACGATCCAAAAGCTACGGCAAACCTGATCATCGCCGCCCTGCCCGATATGGTTCAGACAAAAGAGACGCCTCCCCAAACGCAAAAAACCCGCGCCCCATTACAGGACGCGGGCTATTTATATCGGTCGTATGACCTACGGCAGTGGTCCGGCTCTCGCCTGTGCAGGATCTTGTCCAGAAACCACACAACGCGCCGCCAGCCGAACCAATAGGCCAGCCCGCACCAAGACATTCGCAGCCCCGTGGCGATGTAGCAGGTACGCCAGGACATATCATCAAGCCAGCGCATCATGCGTCGTTGCCCTTGCTGCATTTGACTGACAGGAACAGAACCCGTGCACCGATATCGTCCGCAAGCGTCAAAAGCGCCTCGTGCTGGCCTTCCATGCGCTTGCGGCATGTCTGAGGCTTGCCGTAGACACCTTGCACCGTGGCGCGGCACTCTGCGTCTGTGTGGGATAGCTGCAAGCACATCGTGACAACCAGCATCCACATGCTACGGGCCTCTTTGCTTTTTGCCGGGAGTTGCAATCATAACCAAAACCAATGTCAGAATGGCCTTTTGCGCAATGATCGGCCACACAATCGGCGCATCAAAATTGCGGGCAAACATCGTGTATAGGGTCGCAAAGCCAAGCAGAGCAAGAAACGCGGCAATGACGCGGCCCGCCGGGTAAATTCGGGCGTATTGGTGTGCCAGCCACCACGTTGCAATCACAAGCGAAGTAGATGTTAAGTTGTTGGCAAAGAGCGCGAAAGTCATTTGTTTTCTTCTTTCAAAACGATCTTGCGGACGCCCCGCACGGCTGCAATTCCACCCTCACCCATGACAAAACCAGCAGCGAGGTACGCCCATGTTCCAGCGTCTGTGAATTGATCCAGCAAATGCCCGACAATGCCGCCGAGAAAGATGGCTGATAAAGCGCCCGCAAAGCCTTCACTTAGCCGCCGTTTCCAGCTTGCTTCAGGGGCAAAGACGGCCCGGACATAGGCACCCGCAGCACCGGACAGGCAGAGCGCGGTGATTTGCTCAGGCGCAGCGCTGAACACCTTGTCAACAGTCTCCAAAAACGTCAATTATCCTGCCCCACGCATCCGAATTTATCGCACTTGCGCGAAGTCTCTGCTACCCACTCGGCCAGCAGACGATCATTACCGACTAGGTATTCAACAGTCGCCCGCTTGGTTATGGGCGGTACCCGTTGCACGTCCTTAAACGCTGGATCACTCGACGGTTTCGCCTCGCACCCTGCCAAGGAGATAATCGAGCAAACCGCCATCGCTTTCGCCGCGTGTTTCGTTTTCAATAGATCGGGCATCGCGTATTCCTTCGATTGTCTTGGTGGTGTTGCTGTTGTTGATCTTGGCCCGCTCGGCGTTGCGGATGTAGAAAAACGCGCCCAGCCCCATGACGCAGATCAGGCCAACCGTGATGACAACCCGCATCATTTCGCCCACCCGCGTTTTACTGCAAAGGCGTATGCAATCTCAGTCGATGCGCCAAGAGCAAGGCCAAGCAATGCCAGCAAGTCAGGGTCGACGGCAATTTCTGCACCGACATCTTGCGGGACCAAGCCGTAAGCAACCATTGCTCCCGAAACGTAGCGCAAAATGATGCGCGATATGGGTCCAATCATGGTTTGCCCTTTCCAAAGATAGACGCCAGCAGGGACGCCAGAACGACCCATAGGCTGCGTTGCGGGGGTTTCGCGGGGGTTGTGTCGATAATGGGCTTTGGTGCTTTCTGCGTGGCCCACGCCAATGACACAGCCCGCACATCATCAACACGGCGCTGCCAGCCACGGCCAAATGTTTTCCACAGCCTGCCGCCCCTGATACGGCGCATGAATGCAAGCCGCTCATCGCAAATATCGTTAATAACGTCAGGCGCGGAAAGCCCCCGTGCTGCTGCAATGGTAGCAGGACCAACAACGCCATCTTGTGCCGTCCCGACAACCTTTTGCAGATACTTGCCAGCCCGTGACGGCCCGCTATTCACGGCAAAATCAGCAACGGCGTAGTCAACACCTGACGGCAGAAGATCCGCACTCACAGCGTCCCAATACTGACGCTTATAGACAACCACGGCCTGAGACTCGGTCAGCGCCTTTAAGTCTGCAATCGTGCCGCCGGGTTTGATGTAGCGGCGAAACGTGGCAATCGTAATTCCCTTGTTCGTTGCCCCGCCGGGGTCAGCCGGATTGTTTACATACCCGCCTTCGTGCTTCAGTATTTTGGGGATTGCCCGCTCAGAATTATTCATATCTACTCCTTAAAACCCACGGGCTTTGCGGTCTTTAATGATGCGGTAATTATGGAAAACGACATAGGCAAATAAAGCGCATAGAATCCAGACCGCCCAAATAGCCCCGCCGGCCCCTGCGAGATAGGCACCGCCAATAGACACAACCAGCTTAACCGGCACCCAGCCTTTTCCAAGTTTTCGCATTAGCCACGCGACGATTCCATTGGCCTCTGTCGCGCCAGTTTTCATGCCGACAATCGTTGTCCACACGTCCGCAATTTGCAGCGCGAGAAAAACAACCGCCGTTGCAATTTCAATCTCGGTGAGTTGCATTTCTTATCCCTCTTATCCTATCGGTATTTGAAAAACAGAACAGCCAGCGCCATTACTGCCCTTCGAAACCTACCCACACCGTCGGCCATTAGCGCTTGGTGAAACTGTGCGCCTGCCGTGAACCGATCCCATCCGATGGACAGAAAGTGATCGTGCAGCGCGGCCGCTTTTAAAAACCGCCGATCGTGCGGATCGAGTAGCCAGCGCCAGATCCAGGGGATCGAGACGTCGAACACAAACCCCGCCGGCACCGTATAGGCCGCGCCTGTCTCGACGCAGCCCACATACCAGGTCAGAGGCTCTGTGATGCGGTAGCGGATGCCCCCGGCCGGCTCGTACCAGTCGCGGGCGCGGGTGTAGCGGCTCATGTGTCGAGCAACTTCTTTCTTGCGTTTCTTTGCGCAATCATATGACGATCACTTAGCAGGGGCGGGGGTGTGAACGCCACGCCACCCAATATCTTCGATCTCAAGTTGTATGTGTCAGCGTGCCTGGCGTGCGCGACCCAAGACATAATCACGGGGTCGATCTCATCCCAAGTGATCCGGCCTTGGTGGTAAAGTGATGCCATCCGTTTCATCTTGCGCTTCATTCGGTTGATGCTGTCCTTGCGCAGCGCGCGGTGCGTTGGCCAGATGCGGTACCCCAGAAAATCCAGCGCGCGGCCCCCGTCTCCGACTGGAAATACCTGTGTTTTGGCATTCGTGCGCAGGCCGAGGTGTGCCCATAGGAAATCTTCAATATCGCGGCGCACCAGGTGCAAGTGAGACTTGTCAGGGTGCACGATTGCGAAGTCATCCATGTAGCGCAAATATCGGCCCTCGCGCAGCGTGTGCTTCACAAAGTAATCCAGATCGTTCAGATAGATATTCGCGAAAAGCTGCGAAGTCAGGTTTCCGATCGGTATTCCGCGCGGCAATGTGTCGGATGGATCGGCGGTGCTGTCGATAATGCCGTCGATCAAGGTGAGTGTTTCCGAACAGGCGATCCGCCTGCGTATCTGACGCTTTAATACGTCGTGCGATATTGAGGGGAAATATTTGGAAATGTCTGCTTTCAGCGCGCAAACGGACCCGTGTTTGCGATTGACCTCGCGCAGGTATGCCTGCACAGCGTCCGCGCCCCTGTGAGCACCCTTGCCCGGGCGGCACGCATATGACTGATCTATAAATCTGGCGTCGAAAATAGGCTCTAGGGTGGCAACCAGGGCATGCTGTACGATGCGATCCTTGAGGGGTAGCGAAGATATCTCGCGGCGCTTGGGCTCAAACACGAAAAAGAGATGATATGGGCCTGTCTGATAGGTTTTGTGAATCAGGCTGTTTTGAAGCTCGATCAGGTTTGGCTCGAGGTTGGCGCGAAAGGTAATGACGTCCCTCTGGCGGTGCCGGCCTTTTGCGGTTTTCTCCCAAGCCGCGAGGAGCGAGGGCCACGAGGTCACGGCTTCCCATAGGTTATTAAATGTTTTGGCCATTGACACTCTCGCAAATAGGGACGGCCGGAATGAGGGGTCTCCGCAAGCAGGTACTGCGACACTCCGGCCTGTTTATTTTTTTCGGCACTTGGCCGAGGATTACAGGCCCTTTCGGGGGTGTTCTGTGCGAAAGCCCTTGAGCTTTTGCCTTCTGACGAACCCCGGAAGCGGGGCGAAAGCCGATGTTCGTGTTCGCGTTCGAACGGGAATTGTTCAGGTTCAGGGCGAAGGCCCCAGCCCGAGAGCTATTGCTCCAATTGCCGCCACGGATCGGCAGGCGCTCATGCATGGCCCGCAACCCCTCCTTTCAGCGACTTAAACCAGCCGCCGATCATGCGGCCCACCTCATCCATGAGGCGAGACCATGTTTCGTATTTTTTCAGGTCGATATACCGCAAGCCAAAGGCTGTTCGGATTTGTGAGCGCAACAAGTCAAGCTCTGCATCCAGATCCTGCATCGTGGTCTTTTTGTGGTAGCGCTTGTTGGTGACAATAATCAGACGCAGCACGCCCCACATCGCGTCCCTTATCTCGGCACCCAGGACGTGCCGTTCAAATTTTGGAAATTGACGCAGTGCAACATATCCATATGCAATCATCTCCTCGCATTTCTGTCTGATTTTCAGATCGTCCAAGCCGGCGCTCCTTGCGGTAATGGACCGCGCTATCGCGCGGCCTTCAGATTTCAGCTCAGCAGATTTCAGATTACGAAAGCGGGGCGAAAGCCGACGAACGTGAACGCGTTCGAACGGGAATAGCTCAGGGCCAAGGCGAAGGCCCCAGCCCGAGAGCTACTGCTCCAACGGCCGCCACGGATCGGCAGGCGCTCACTGGTTGTGGTAATGTAAAAGCCATCGCTTTCGATCGGCGATCCTGGCTGCATAAGGCCGAGCTGCTTCAACCGCTTGAGTGCCGCCGTGGAAACCGTGTTTGCGGTCATGCTCGAAAAGGCTGCTCCGTTCCCGCAGGTGAGCGTATCCGCAGCGGTGCCTGACGTAGCATACTTGACGGTGCCGGCCGTGCCCGGTGCCACTAGGGTACCATCAGAGGCAAGGATGGCCTGCCACGGCCCCGACCCGCTCAGGTCGGTAGCCAAAAGCACAGCGTCATTGTTGGGGATCACCTGAATTTCACTGTCAACGACCCGCATTCCCGGCGACCACTCCCACACGTTGCCGTTGAGGTTCTGGATGCCGAATGGCGTTGGCGGGTAATTCCAGGCGACGGGGCCTGATCCCGCCCGAACCGGCGCGCCAAAGCTGCCTCCCGGCGTTGGATTGCCCGCAGCATTCACACCAAATTCGCCCTGCGCATTATAGGCGCGACCGTTGTTGTTGTTTCCACGCGGGAACCGGCCAGATGCGCGGGCGCTCAGTGCGATTGCCGCATACATGGCGTTTGTGCATACGCAAAACCCCAGACCGGAGGCGCGCGCGAGCGTGACGGCCTGATCGTGGTTGATGCTGACTCTGGGCATGAGACCCGCCTGTGACACCATTTCGCCACTCACCTCAGCGGCCTGGTGGGTGCCGATCAGTATTTCATCTTTTTCAACGCCGCCCACGATGAACGCCGGATGCACACCAGCCCCAAGGCTTGCGTCAAGGTCCTCTACGTTGAATTTAGAGATCCGATGAAAATAGCTGGGCTGGCCTTTGGTCGTGAAGCGCACCGTCATCTGCCCCTTGCTCATTGCCTCGACTTGCGTTCGCAAGTTGTCCTGGAGTGCGGTCATTAGACTGCCCCCCCGTCCGGCGGCGCGGTAACGGTTGCAAGGTAGGCGCTATAGATGAGCGCATAGACCTCGGCTTGGGTTGCGGTTTGGCCCGTATCTTCGCCGGTTTCAGGGTTTATGATCGGGATTGTGGCCACGGGATCAAAGGCCATGGGCACGGGTGACATCGGGATATGCAAAACAGGCCCATCCGGGCCGCCCACGATGGTTTCTTGCGAGAAAGTGATGGCGGGAGTTTTGTTTAGCCGATTGTCAACGACGATCTGATTGCAGCGGACAAAGCTCTCTCCGGTCATGGGTTGCAGGTTGTGCTTATAGCTCATTGGGTCATACCTCCGTGACCAAGCCGTAAACGGTAAGGCCGGATGCGGTGAACCGCGCGACCTCCGATCCGGCAATTACAATTGATAATGTGTCAGCAGCCGCGCTGTAGATGCCAGCCGTTCCGATGCGTAGAGCGGGGTCGGCAAGCGTCCCTCCTTCCAGTGTGGCGCGGCCACCGTTCACCTGCCCTGCAACTTGGCCAATCATTGACAGGCTTTGGGATAGGGTCGCGTTAAGCGCCAAAAATGCCACCGCCGCAGGGTATCTGGCGACCTCAGTTGCAACAGGGCCGGAATCATGCCGGTAGCGGATAACTTCATCACCCGCAACGACCTGAAACTGAACCCCGATGGCTGTGCTGGATAGGCCTGCAGATGTGCTTGAATACACGTTGGCGTTTACAAAAGCAGCATCTCTAGCCGCCTCCGTTGCGGCTTGAGCGACGACCGTTTGATTTCGCAGCAATTCAATGCTTGCGCTCGTGGTGTTTAGGTATGCGCCAAGTGTATTAGATTGAGAAACCCATCCCGCAAGCGATCCGAGCAGCGCATCCGCCTTGGCTGAAAAGTCGACAGGGCTTGCACGACTTGGTGCAGGTGGTAGCAAAGAAACGGTGGGAGCGGCCATTAGATTAGTCCTTCTACTTCGATTGTTGCGTCGGATATCAGGGGCGACGAAAGCGTGATGTCAAAACGTCGGTAATAGCCGTAAACGATTGTTCCAAGTTCTTCTTTTTCGTCACCAACCCACACGATTGGCGTGGTGCGATATTGGGCAAAAGTGTTTTGCGCTCTTCGCGCTAACTCAGTGCTAATTCTTACGTCGTAATCAACCAATTGCGCGAATGCTCTTTCAACGATTATTGCATTGCCAAAAGCGTCACGCTCTTTCCGGCTATAATCTTCAATGGATATGCTTGTGCCGTAAACTGTAACGCCAAGATCAAACAACCGCCCAAGAACGATTTGACCGACCTGCGCAATCCCGCCCGCATTTGTTATAGTCACTGTTGTTGATGCGTTGAGAAATGGCGGTAGCGCCACCTCAATCACCTCTTGGCGCTGGACACCAATTGGCGAAAAGAAATAGGTTGACCAGTCAATTACGCCAGTATCATCAAGCAGAACGTATGATTGAGAGAATACCAACCCATCGTCAGGGTCGTTAACTTCGACAAGCAGGGTTGATCCTTTCAAGCCAAAGAATGCAACTGCGCTAACAAATTCCCCATTGTGGTTTATTGTATATGTGATTGATTCAGCCTGAGAAACTACATCGCTCAGTCGTTTGTCGAATGCTTTGTAGCGATTGGTTGCACCGAGAAACAACCACTCAGTCGGGCTAATATCTGGTTGGTTTCCAGTGTTGCTGCCCGAGAGGCTCTCATAAATGTTATGTTCGTAAATAACCTGATCGTTAATGACATATGTGGTTCCGACCAACCAAAATGGCGCGTCTGTTTCCGGCACATTCGAGGACGTTAGATTTGCGTCGGTAACTTCAATTGGCGGGATGATTTTCATTCTTTAAGTCCTCACTGCTGGTGCGCCGTCAATGTCCCATTTGCGGTTCACCTCGCTGGTGCGTTTGACGTATTTCACGACCTCAACCATCACGCGACGCAGTTCGGCTACTTCTTCACGCAGCGCCTTGGCATCCATTGACCCACTGTTGCCGCGTGACATTTTTCGCTGTGAGTGATCAATGACAGTCTCGTTTGGGTGCAGCATGCTCAAGAAACCGCCCTTGCCATCCATGCCGCCTGAGCGTGACCCCAAGCCGGTGTATCCGCCGCCGTCAAACGAGGGGATGATGCCTAAATCATTCAGGGAAAGCCGGATGCCTGAGAGCTGGTCTTTGGTGTTTTCATAGGCAAGCTGCGCCGCCTCAAGCTCCGCCCTGACTTTGGGGTACTCGGCATTTGGAATGGAGAAGTACAAAAAGCCGTTTTCGCCCTGACTGTTCCACTGTTGCTCCGCCCTGGTCGTGCTTTGAGGGGTCTGGGCAAACAGCGCCTCTGCAGCGGCAACAAGGTCTCCAAGCTGCGAAATAGAGGCGAGAACCTGCTGCGCCTCGGTGGTGAGGGCGTTGATCTGGTTTTGACGCGCCGCCGCAATAGCCGCGTTCTCTGCGGTGCTTTGGGCCTCGATCTGGCTGATTATAGCGGCCCTGATCAATTCAAGTTGACGCATTATTCCAGTGTTGGATGTGAGCAATTGGCCAATGCCTGAAACTGATATACCGCTTGATAGGCGGATCAGAAGTGCTGCGCTCAGGCTTTCATTGCCCTCGACCGCCCTTTGCACCAATTCCGTAATGTTTACAGTGTCGTTTTGCAGGCTTTGAACTGTGTTAAGCTCGTCGTTTGTCAGGTCTTGGGTGCCGGTGATGCTGGCCGTTTGGCCAGTGATCGCGTTGGTGAACGTCAAACCTTGACCGTAGATCGCCTGTAATTCACTGGTGGTGCGCTGAGTGGCGTTTGCGATGATCTTTGCGGCTTGGCTTTCTTCAGCCGTGATGATGCCGTCCTTGTTTCGGTCAACCGCATTTATTACGGCTGTAATCGCCGCGTCAGATGCCTTGCCTGCCAAAGACGCCCTGATCTGTGCCGTTGTCATTTGCCCATTTCGGTCAATCGCCGATGCCAAAGCCGAAACAGTGCTTTGATAGGTGGAAAGGGTGGCCGATGTCTGAGCCTCCATCGCTGAAATTAAACCATCGCCATTCGCGTCAATAGCTGCTGCCAATCCCGCAGTTTGACCCTCAAGCCCAGCGATATAGCGAGCGCCCTCAGCAGAAAGACCAGCAACAACACGGCCCGAATTATCAACCAACCCTGCCCGAATAGCCCCTGCGTCAGTTCTGCCCGCAACGACCTGCAAATTGGCGCTGTCTTGGATGATATTCCCGATGTTGCCGAGAACATATATTTGCTCTTGCAACAATTCTTGGGTGACATTGCCAGACATCAAAAGATCGCGCAGATGTTCTAGCGCAGCGGTCTGCACATCAAACAACAACGCCTGATAGTTAGCACCAAAACCAAGAGCCTCAGACACCGCAGCGGCCTCATTAAGCTGCCGACTGATACCCGCCTCAATACGGCGCAACTCAGCAGCCGTTGACGCAAATCCGGCGCTATCGGTGGCCAAAGACTGCCCCGAACCGCCAAGGCTTCCAAGCGCGGTTACATCGCCGCTAACGGCCTTTGCAAAGTTAGCCGCGAAGTCACGACCAGCGCTGGCGAGATCCGCCGCATTGCGAACGCCCCCGATGTTGCCAGCCGCAGTCCGTAGGCTGTCTGCCAACCTAAAGAATCCATCCGCCGATTGACGCGCTTGTGCAGCCGCTGCGTTTGACGCCTCGATCTGGCTATTAATTGGGCCAAGGGCCGCGTCGACAGCGCCAGCCACCAGTGCGCCCAGCCTGCTTGCCAGGCTGTCAATTGCCGGCAGAATAGAGTTGAACTGCCCCGACAGCGACACCAGCGCCGCAAACATCTGCCGGCCGCTCTCGGTTGCGAGATTTTGCGCCTCGACCAGCGCCCGAAACTGCGCGCGGCTCTTTGGCATTGCCTGACCCAATTCGCCCATGGTTTGCGTGAGCTGGCGGGTCAAGGTGTCAAAGCGTTCCTGCTCTGAATAAAACGCCTGATAATAGGCTGTTGTCGCACTGGCAAAGTTTTCAAGGCCACCAAATGCATCGACCAGCCCCGAGGCCGCAGCGGCCCCCCACAAGCTGAGATCGAACAGCGTACCGCCCAGGGTATCGATAATGGTGTTCGCGGCGTTCAGGGACGAGGATAGGCGTGTCAGAGCGGCATAAGCGCCTTCGCCTTCACGCTGCAATGCTTCAAGGCCGGGTATCATACCCGCGAAGTCGTCGCCAAACCCTTGCAGCGCCTCGGTGACGGCCTTCTGTGCAGCTTCATCACTCAAGCCTTTGGTGCTGACCTGAATGGACGCGCTGAAGTCGTTGAATGCTGATGCACCGATGCCAAGCGCTTCCGACGCGCCCATCACCCCCATCTGCATTTGGCTAAGAATGCGCTCAAGTGGCCCTGCTGTCGCTGCGTCCAGATCGCTGAAACTGGTTCTGACTTTCTTTGAAAGCCCCCAGAATTTCTTCTTTTCAACCGTGTTGAAAGACTGAATAAGCGCGTCCATTCCGTCCACAGTAATGCGGATGCCAGCGTCCAATTGCTTGGTTTTGGTCTTGAAGAATGAGAACACTGCTGCCACAGCCGCGATAGGCAAAGCAACCGCGCCGATTGCAGCACCCAAGCCGCCAAGCATTGTTGCTGCCGACCCGATGCCGGTCACAGCAGACCCGATCGCACTAGCCGCGCCCCCAAGCCCGCCGGACATAAGCCCGCTGAACACGCTGGACGCGCCGCCAAGCAAGCCACCCGCGCCGCCAAGCGTGCCGATGAAGTTCCCCGCGCCCGCTGTCAGACCGCCAAGGATACCGCCGCCGCCGGGCGCGCCGCCGAGTTGACCCGCTGCTGCCGCTGTGCCGCCCCCACCCAAAGCAGCCGACAACGCCAGCTTGATCGGGTTGGCAATCGCCGTGGCAATCATCTGCTTGATCATGTTTTTGAAGCTGTCCAGCAGATCGCCAAAGTTGCGCATACCGCTCGCCACGAAGTCGCCGATTGCGTCACCGAATGCTGATATGGTCGGGTTGCTGTTGGCGAACTCTTCGTTCAGGTCTTTGACGGCTTTTTGGTATGCACCATCGGATAAGCCCGCTCCCACTAGCTGGTCCAGATTGGCAATCTCGGCGTTGTATTTCTTGAGCGGGTCCGCATCAAACTCTAGCCGCTCGATTTCGTCGGCCATGTTGCCGAACTCGTTTGCGGCTTCCCCAGCAGCCTTGCCCGCGCCAGAAGTAGTTGCTGTCAGCGTTTTGCTAAGGGCCGCGTTTGCGGCATTTATTTGATTGATTCTGGCAGTGGCGCTTTCTGCGCTATTGCCCAAATTTCCGAACGAAACCGCCGCACGGTCAGCGGCATCTGGGTCTGCTGGCCCAAGCCCCCCGAACCCCAACCTAGGCTTGAATACACTGGCCTGAATACCCGCTGTAGTATTTAGAAAGCCCATCAAAGCCATTGCTTTTTCAATGTTTACATTTAGGTCAGCGGCCAAAAGAGCAGCGCCCGTCCGGGCGGCGCTGAAGTCAATACCGCCGATGGTGCGCGAAAGGCGACCAGAAAGATCAACACCCTCAACTAACTGGCCGTTAAGAAATACCTGACCATCTTTCACGTTTACGATTCCACGATCAAGCATTGAAACTAGGTCCACAAGTTCTTGACGTCGCCCCACTTCATCGTCAGTCAAGAATGTCAGTTCGCGCTGCACCTGCTTGATGGCTTCAACCTTGATTTGCGCCTGAGCTAAAAGGTTTTCTGCATTTTCAAGTTCCGCGTTCCAGCTCGCTGTATCAGCAGTAATGCCCGGCAAGTTTAGCCCCTGTTCTGCCGCACGCGCCTTTACTGTGCGCAGTGTCTCCAATTCTTCTGTTAGGCGCTGAACATCAATTAGCGCCTCATTTAGGCCGCTTTTTTGGTTGAAATCTTGCTGGTTTAGCAGGCGCGTTGCGTCAAGAACCTGCAATAGGGATTCAGCCTCTGCACGCCGCACACGCGCGGCCTCTTCGGAAATAATGCTACCCTCTTTTGTCGACCGCGTGAGGATTTGGATTTGAGTAATCTGGTCGCCCATTGCCAGCGTTCCGTTGTCGATAACCCTCTGCGCAATTTCGTTTGCTGTGGTAAGGCCCATAACATCACGGACGAAGCCGGAAACTGCCGATACCGCGCCTGAAATTGATCCAACAATGTAGCCAAACGCCGCCACAACATCCAGCGCCACGCCAGCGATGCTAAACAGCAACGCGCCAATGTTTTGCAACGCCTGCACAAACTTGGGGTCGGTCACTGTGCCAATGAGGTTTTCAATTGACGCCCGCAGCTTTTCAGACGCTGGACCTGCAATCTCGAATAGATCGCCCCACGCATTGCCAAGAGCGGCCAGAGCGCCGCCAAGGGTATCGCGTGCGGCTTCGGCAGACCCACCAAATTGCTTTGTAAGCTCGGCAAGGATAACCGCTTGAGCGCCTGCAACATCGCTTGTAGCCACCATCGCTTTGACGGCTTCTTTTTGCGCTTCCGTAAACTGGATGCCAGAACGGGAAAGCGCGGTCATGCCAAGTATAGGGTCGTTCAATGCTTTGCCGACTTGCAGCGCCGCCGAATTAAGGTCAGTCCCCATTGCTGTAGCAAGGTCCAGAACAGCAGTTGTGGCCGCGTTGAATGTGTCGCCTTTAACTGCTGTGAATGTCAGCAGTACCCCCTGCATAGCATTGGTGACTTCGTCACCGTAATTCGTGATGCCCTGCAAAGCCGCCGCGTGATTGTTCAGATCACCCACGGCCTTTCCGGCTGCGCCGCCGGTTGACGTGATAGCTGCTGCAAGCTGTGCCTGAGCCTTGTCAGATTCTACCGTTGCGGAAATAAACTTGCCCAGAGATGCGCTCGATGCGGCGAACGCTGCATACCCCGCAGCCATGCCAATAACCGCTTTTGTCGCCTTCAGTGCAGCCGCGTGTGCCGCGCCTGTTGCCTTGTTGAACTTCTCAACCTGTGGCGCGGCCCGTCCTGCACTGTCGCCAGCTTTCTTGAAACCCTTTTCGGTTCCACCAACAGATTTTTCAGTAGCCGTACCCGCCTTGGTCGTATCCTCAAGCGCCTTCTTGCCTTTGAGTAGGCCAGTCGTATCGGCCCCAAGAATCAGATCAGCGAAATTCTGGCTCATGTTTGATCCTTGCGAGAAATAGGCCGCGACCCTAAGTTGGGTGCGGAACCAATGGAGAATTA